TGTAATAGGGCGGCTTCTGTGAACGCAGCAGGAGGAACTTCTAAGCCTACACGGCGAATGTTCTGCGGTTGAGCGGTCCTAAGCACAGCATCTGGACCAAAAGCAAACTCTTGCAAGTCGTTTGGTACAGCCAATGGTGCGTTGATAGATTTCTCTGCAGCGTCCATTGCTAACTGTGCAAATCTTGCGCGTGCTATTTGTACCCAAAGAACATCATCAAATTGACCGCGTGGTTCATTGTCAATTCCTGGGCGCATAGCAACGCGAACCATCACTTCACCCATTGGGTTATCTGTGCTGGTTAAAACTAGGTTACCTCTGTTAGGTAAGTATAATAGGATAATGTTTTTATCTTCATAACGAATCATTTCTAATTCGGAATAAAGGTCAACTTCATCTAGTCTGTATCCGTTAAGGATTTCTCTTTCAAATTCTGGGAATTCAACAATAAGTTCAGCAATTGTTTTAATGTATCTTTTTGTGAAAGATACAACACGACCATATCTGTCAAACTCTGGGTATGAACCTAGTGGGTTTTCTACACGGATACGTGGAAGATTTGCTTCTGTATCTGCTTCAACAATGATAGGTAAGAAACCATAGGTTCCGTACCAGTCAGCACCTGTGTACATTTGTGTTTGTAAACGTGCGTGTTGAATATAATTATTTGCAATAAGGGTTTTTGTGTCAGCAAACTTTTTTGCACGGTCAGAGTTAAGAGTTGATGTGCAGTTAAATGAAGGTAATGGTGCTAAGACCTCGCTGACGTCACGAGCGGCAACGTCAACGAAGTTTGCTATCATAGCCTTGGTTGCGCCTTCAGGGAACATTTCAGGAAACACGTTAACAAGGTTGCCCCTGCGTACTTCAAGGATGTCGCCCATACGAGCGTCTCTGCTGGCGTTGCGGCGTTTTAATGCCTCAACTTTGGCAGCAATTTTAGTTATGTTTATTGACACTACTTACCTCTAAGTCTTTTTTGATTTCTTTTGTATTCAAGATTAAGAACATCTTTATTAGCACCGTACTTGTTTCGAGCCTGTTCAGCCCTAGCAAGACTTTCTCTAATTGTTGAGGTGTTCTGTTTATCTACTTTTTTTTTGAAGGGTTGTACTTTTCTGGGAACTTCCTTCTTAATGCTGAAGTTCTGCCAATGTTTCTTTCTAACTCTGATGTTGGTTGGCTTGCACGAGTTGTTCTTGCAGGTGCTTTAGAGTTACTTAAAGCCTTTCCCATTTTATTAAGGGTTTGGTCAAGTTTCATTTTCTTTGCAGGTACAAGTTTACGAGCAGCAACAACTCCACCTTTACGTGCAAGTCCTGCACCACCAGTCATTGAAGCAACTGTAACTACACCTTTAGCAACAGACTTTGCTTGTTTAGCAACATATGCTTTTTTCTGTGCAGGGGTCATTGCTTTAAATTTTTTGGAATTAGCACTGATTGCTTTTTGTACATCAGCAGCGCCACCTTTACGGCTGTAGGCTCTTGAGGTACCCATTGATTTCTTTTTATTATCTTTAGCCATTGTTGCTCCTTATTGATAAAACATTTCTGATTGTTGTTCAGCAAACGCTTCATCCAAATCAACAATGAATCTGCTTGCCAATTGTTTCCTACTAGCCCAACGTGAAGTCATATAGTTTGTGGTAGAACCTGAACGTTCAACCCATTCCCTTACAACAATCTCGCAGAACCACAAAGCCATAACCATATCAAATGGTTGACCTTTTCTCATATCTGGTTTCCAGACAATGAGTTGGTTAATTAAAGCCTTAATCCCTTCACTATTGCTAGTTGAAGGTAAATCTATGAGGTTGGAGTTTCTAACGAATTTGTTTTCGCTAGACGTTCCAAACAACGGAGCCATCGATGCAATCCCGAAATCGACGTCCCATTTGTTGTTACCAGTGAAGTGCTCACGAAATACGATTCCACGAGAAGCAAGAAAATCACGTATCGCTTCGTCTTTCGTAAGGAATAACTGAAACGCATTCTTCTCCACTACTACAACGTTAGGTTGATATTTTAAAGTCCACTCTTGAATTAAGTTTCGAATTTTTTCAGGAGTAGGTTCCGTCATATTTATTGCATCAAGAACGTAACGTTTCTTGGTTTCAACATCTACAGCCATTATCACGGCTGCTGTGGCACCAGACATTGCAGGGTCCATACCCATAACAATTCTGAACGTACCATTATCAGGATGACCTGGTGAACCTAAACGTATAGGACCAACTTTACGCATCCCACTTATAGAACTTTGAACACATATTGGTGGGAATATGGAATCTTCTTCAACATCTTGCTGTTGATATACCATAGCCCAAGTTTGGGGGGTGACTTCTGAGCGACGTTGGTAAAGCGCAGGACCATCCCACTTTGGATATAGTCCATCAGAATCAGGTGTGGTGTCCTCGTCACCGTCCCAAGGACGGTCGCTTCGAGACCAGAGCGTCACCCAGTCGTCACTTTTATCCGCAACCTCAAGAACTGCTGGCATAGCCAAATAGGTGAAAGGGGTTTTGCCCCCAGACCAATGTTCTGGATTGCGAAGTTCACGGTACAAGTCATTAGAAGCAATGCGTGTACCAACAATAAGAAGTTTACCGTTTTTACCAAGACGAGTAATAACTTCTTGTTGCAACCACTTGATTTGCTTTTCCCATTCGTGGGCGTTAGCACCAGTGATGCAGTCATCAAGAATAATTAAATCGGCGCGTGCACCGTAAATTTGTCCACCCATACCAAGGGCTTGAATCGTTGGGTCTTTCTCAGAAGAGTCCCTAGCCTCAGAACCAAGATACACTGTGTCAGTACGCCAAGTATCAGCATCCTGTTCCCAACCACCTTCAGGACCATACATAGCCTGAAGTTTCTGCCACCTAGGATGAGACAATCTTTGCTTAATAGCGTAAACAAACTCGCGTGCCTTATACAAAGTCTTAGACACAATAATGATACGAACATTAGGGTTCAACGCAATACGATACGTTGAATAGTTGATAGTCACAGTAGTGGACTTAGCGTGCTCAGGAGGAATATTAATCAAAACACGGTTACGTGTCGAAGGCTCATACACCATAGAAGGATGAACCCACGCAGGCTCCCCCTTTTCCAACAGGCTAATAAAATTCTCCTGATGAGGAAAAACCTTCATCTCCAAATACTGCTCAGAAAACTCTTTAAAGTCTATATCAAACTTATCAGACGATTTCTTACCAGCCCGAACCTCATCCCTAGAGATACGAGCATCATCCAAAAGTTCGCGAAATTTTTTATCGGTCTTAGTCCAATACTTCACCGTGTCAGGTTTAACCCCAGCCACCTTTGAAGCATCAGCCACCGTCATACCAGACCCTAAAGCCTTAAGGAAATCGTCCTTCCTTTGGGCACTCAGTTCCCTAGTATGGTGCGCATCCCCAGCCCTAGCCGACATATTATAAACCACCAATATTATATTATATAAGGAAATCGCAACAAGCGATTTCCATTAAACACTACCCCTTTCGCCAGGGGCGTCAGGCGAAAGCAATAATAATAAAAACCCTTACACTATATCTAACCTGTTACCAACCAAAAAGGTAACACACAAACAACAAAAAAGTACATAATCGCAGGTCAGACAAGGTCCAAACAACCAACAAAAGTTCCAAATGGGATGTACTACCCCCTATTATAACTCATATTTAACACTCTGGGGTTTGTTTATTTACCGATACAGGACAGGCATTAGGTGTTAATTAACTAAACAACTACTACCTAAGTAATAGTTATGGTTGCCTATCTATTCTTTAATATCGGCGCAGTAATTAATTAATGATTAGGGCGTAGTTGTTTCTATTAGAAACAGAATTAGTTTTAATTAGTTGATTAGTTAGTTTAGTTTCTATTAGAAACAACACTAAAAGTCGCGCCGTTTTTTTAGTTAGTTTTTTAGTAAGAATTGAAAATGGCACTATTAAAAAAACTCAATAGAATTACGGCGTTTCTTAAAATTAAAAGAAGCTTTAGGTTAGTCCCGAAGATCGCGCCATTTTGGCACCTAGTTTTGACCCCTCTCGACTTATCACTAGGGATGATGTTAAGATGACTATTAGTCACACCATTAAGGCTTAAGCAGGCTTCGGCGCGCAGTCCTTATTCGTGAACCACGACTAAATGAATTAAAACTCCATAGCGTTTATTGTGCCGTCCCTAGTAATTGTTTCTAATAGAAACAGTTGCTATGGGCGCAAAATGTGCCCATTAAAACTCACTCGAAAGGTGAACAAAATGGAAACAAAAGAAACCACATTAACTCACGAGAAAATTGTGGAAGCGTTAAAACTGGTTGCAGAAAATGAAACCAAATTAAAACAACAGGAAACAGAATTAAAAACCCAGATTAAGCAAATGAATATGGGGTTCCGAAAGGTTCAAAAGTCTGTTACTGGAAACCTTCCAAAAGTTTCTTCAATGGTTAATTTTGGAATTAGTAATGGAATTACTACTAATGCAAAATTAACTGCTGATAGTGGAGTTTCTAAGACGACAATTAGTCGCTTCGACTGGATAGGTGCAACACTTGCAAAAGTGACGATTACCAAAACCAGTGAAAAACTAGCGATTAAAACCTTAAATGAATTATCAAAAGGTAATTTGACTAAAGGTGACTTAGAAACTATTCAAGATATTGAAGGATGGAAACTATTACTGGCAAAACCAGTAATGGACAAAGTCAAAAAACTATCTTGCGAAGATGTGAAAAATGCAATACTGGACGCGCAATTCTCTAATGCTGAATTAGATGAGATTATCGCGACGGCAAAAGTGCAAAAAACAAAAACAGCACAATAAACGCAACAGATACCCCCGACCAAAAATCGGGGGTATTTTTTTTGTCTGTTTCTATTAGAAACACGAACCCACCAGATACGCTTATTTTTTCCTGTTGTTGCGCGTTGTCGCTGTTTTTATTTCCTGTTGTTGTGCGTTGTTGTCATTGTTGTTTTTGGGGCTATTGTTTTTGGGTTGAACCTGTGGTATACTTGTAGTATCAAGTGAGAGGTGGGAGTTATGGCTATTCCAACGAGTAGAGTTATTCGTACTCGCTCTGTTGCTTTTGCTTCAAATAGGAGTAAGGCATTGAGGAACCAAGCGCACGCGACTAAACCAAAATGTGGTCGTGCTGTGCAATCTTATGACCCAGAAAAGTATATTAATTTTTGGGTGAACAATCTTGTTTCTATTAGAAACGGAGATGGCAATGAATAAAACTATCAAGTTACCAAAATGTATAGTCTGTAAAACAGTTATAGATTTTGATGATGAAGGTGGTCATATTTATCCCGATGGAAGCGTGACCTGCGCTATTTGTGAGGGCGACAATGACTAACGGAAATAAGTTAGTTGATATTCAACTTGTTTGGACTCGTGTTGATGAGTCCGAACATTGGTATGAAAACTATCTAATGAAATGTCAGATGTGTGAGTGGCGTTTCATTGCTGAAAGTTTTGATGCTAT